GTTGTAATATACAATTTTCGTATATACAAGTTTTACTAACTACATCTACCATTCCCTCTAATCTGTGACTCTTACAATACAAACCTTTTTTCTCCCCGGGGCTGTTATAATATGGTTGTAATATACAATTTTCGTATATACAGGTTTTACTAACTACATTTACCATTCCCTCTAATCTGTGACTCTTACAATACAAACCTTTTTTCTCCCCTGGGCTGTTATAACATGGTTGTAGGATACAATTTTCGTATATACAGGTTTTACTAACTACATTTACCATTCCTTCTAATCTGTGTGTCGCACAATACAAACGTTTTGTATTACCTGGATAGTTAAAATTTGGAATAATTTTACAATTTTCATATTTACAAGTCGTCATCTTTAAAGCAAATAGCAAATAGTTTTTAAATATTTTTTTTAATTTTAAAATTCAATTTTGTCAAATCAAAATATATTTTCTACAGTAGAAATCATATTTTTATTCACCACGTGGAACATCCCCCTACTTCCACTTCTTTACTAATAACGATTGCATTTCTTGTTTGTCTTTTTCCAGGGATTTGATTTCATGTAGTAAATAATCAATTGTAAAAAACGGGTCTATTGTTGACGTTCGTTTTTTCAGCAGTAGAGTATCATCTATTTCACATTGATCGGAAAAACAAAAGGTCACCAAGTCGGAGTCCAAAATAAAAGGGTTGATATCTCCTTGATGTTTGTAAATCACAATGTTTTTCAAATACTCATCATTGTCTACTGGGTCTTTCAAATTCCACTCCAATAAAGTCTGTATATCGATGACTTTGGACAATTCTTCCAAGTAATTATACTTGACAACAAAATAACTAAGTGCTCTTGCGATTTTTCCTCGGGATTGGTCAGAGGGAATAAATGTTTTCGATGATTTATTTGTCACCATAACATAGCCTCTTTTGCTAAACAAGTCCGTTTCATTGGTAACTTGTTCACCTGCTGAATCCAATACACGGATTTTATCATTGAGCTTGGTTACAGTAGAATCCACATATTTGAAGTTTTGCCGATATGAATTAAGCTTTGTATTGCATAAATACAAATTATGTAAGTCAGAACGCATAATGACTCTACGTTTATCTTGTTTGAAGAAAGATTGCGGGAAAACGTGCTCGACATTGAGACTCCCTTGATTGTCTCCGTAAATATCGAACCGTTTTAGTTTTGTATGCAAAATTTGCTTGGATGTATGATAAGGTATTGGTTTGCATGTTTTGTGCATTTCATATTCTAAATAACTCCGTAATCGAGCGGGTTCACATAATGTCAATAATGGGTTGTTGCGCAAACTGGAATATGGTTTTACTGCTTTTGATATACAGCCGAATATACACAGATATCGAAATGGCCTAAATATCATTCTACTATACTATTGTATTGGGGGATTTTATCCCCCATACCCCCTGTTCCATTGTGGGCGAGCCCAATGATAAAATATCGTAAGGTTACCATCTGGCAGGTGATCCATTCCAATTGAATTCCTGTGAATAAATCGGTTGTGGTTCATTTACGGAGGATTCTTGTGGTATATTTGATGAATTGACTATTTCCAATTCTCCCGTGCGCATGTTAAACAATATTGTATTGGTATTATCTTCCTCGTCTTCTTCGTCTTTATTTTTCTCTGGTAAGAGTTGCCGTAAAGACTCTGGAAATATACTCCTACACATTGGACATTCATGTTTAGGCAATTGTAGAAGACATTCGACACATAAATTATGATTGCAGTGTGTTTTGAACTGAAATGCTTTCGATTCATTGTAGCACACACAGCACATTGAATCACCATTTTCTACAGCATTTTTTTTTATAGATTTTTTCTTGGTGGTTTTCTTTACAGTAGTAATATCGTTATTGCTACATAATTTTTCATGAATAGAAGAACGTTCGAAAGGACTCCCAAATGTGGATTCAAAACTGTAGTTGATATTGAAACGAGTATTGGTATTCATGAGTATTTTTTATGAATACTCATGAAAAATGTTTATATTCTTTTTAGTGGGGGATGAAATCCCCCATACCCCCTGTTCCACTTGGGGGATTTCATCCCCCATACCCCCTGTTCCACGTAGGGCGTTTGGAGGTTACATTCATAGAAGGGAATTTAGTGGGATAACATTTCCCTACGGTATTTCTGATTCTTTGTATGCCATGTTTCTTTGATAGACGTTTTCACAGCACCACGCAAATGTTTTTCATATTGCTCTGGAGTATCGTAACACAATAATAGAGGAGGTGCACCCGCTTCACCTGTCAAGAATTTCACTTTGAAAACATCATCTTCTTGACAGGTTCCAAGTGTATATCGTGGACCATTATCATCATTGTAGTAAGCTATTCCTGTTACTGCATTGATCATATGAGCATTTAAATGTTCTGGAGTCGGAAATACATGGATTCTCTTGTTTTTACCATCTATTTTACGCTTTAACATATGTGATTTTGGATCTCGAAGTGCTCCAATATCTGGTGATGGAAAAGAAAATTCACTGACCACGCTATCTTCATAGTCTCCGCCATTATAAAAGATTTGTGAATTGACTTCTGTGCTACTGTCGTCCATATTGTTTGATATATAAAAGAGTTTAGGTTGTTTTGATTGATAGAATGTGCTTTTTTGTCTTGGTTATTATACTATATGTATAGTTGAATTCTTTATATGCTTTGTAAAAATAATAAAAACAAATAGTATATAAATAATAAAGTAAGAAACGATTCATGGCACATTCTGTAAATAGTCAATTGTTTGCTGATGATAGCAGTAGTTCGGATGAAAGCGGTTACAATAGTAGCAGTAGCGATGAATCATTTGACAGCAACAAACAAAATAATAACAACAAATACCCATGGGAAAGTCTGTTTGATTATTTAGTCGATAAAAAGAGTGACAACGATGAAAATCAAAAAAATTCTGATGATGACGAGGATGTATATGTAGTAGATAATGACGACGTTGATTCTGATGATGATGTTGACGATGACTCTGATGATGAATATGATGACGACGATGATGATGATGAATATGATGATGATTCTGATGATGAATATGATGAGGATGATGATGAAGACGAGGATGATGATGAAGACGAGGAGGACGATGAAGACAAAAATGAAGAGGATGATGAAGATGACGAAGATAAAAACGATGACGAAGATGAGGACGAAGATACTGAGGACAAAGATGAAGAAATTGGATTATCACCCTACAAAATGGCCGAATACAATGATTTAAATGATGACGAAAATGATGAAAATGAAGTCAATGATGACGAAGATGATGACGATGACGAGGACACCGACGAACAAATGATTGTAGATGAAACGTTTGAAGATACAAATGAACCCAGTATCATTCATAATGTATCACAACTTCCATTTTTTTATGCATTGGAGACAAAAGAGGATCCTACTGTTTCCAGTATTATTATCAATACAGACAAGGACACATTAGATTACCAATTGTTTTTTTATATATTGGTCAATAACCGAGTATATCCATATATTTTATGTCTACTGGAATATAGGGATAATTATTATCGTTTTCCTACAATTCAATATACTCCATATGCAACGAAACCAAATGAAAATGATGATAAAGATGTTCATGCCATTTCCATAAACAATCTATGTTTCTCTCAAGTGGCCGAAATATTTTCCATTAAAGAAGAAGAAATGAATGAAGATGATATTGTAGATGATGATGAATATGTAATGAAAAGAATCGTAGATTACAAATCCAATCACTACATTCCTATACGCACTGATAAATACGTAAAATATTTACAATACCAACCAAATCGACCCAATACTTTATCGGATTGGTTTTTCTCTCAATCTTCTAAAAGTAAATATGTTTGGTGCACTGTAGATGAAATCATGCGAAAAAAGCAAATATTCGATGTCCCGATTTATCCTATTATTAGTGAACTATTTACGGAGAACCCATTGTTTCATACAATAGAAAATAATGAGAGAAAAACGATTGAGACACCACGAACCATGTTTGCATGCACTTGGTCACCGAAACAGAAGGAATTCCAAACCGTAGAACTCGCTAAAAGTGAATTGACGATGAGTGAATATGATTTCTATGGCCCCATGTATTTCTTTAGTGACGATATCTTGAATTCCGCTAAACGAAATGTAAAAACTATACCTCGATATGCGGTATTCGAAGGTGAATACCCGATGGTCAACGACGGTTCTAAAGAAACCACAAAAAAACTGGAAGTCACAGACGTCTTCTACAGTTCTGTTCGATTTTCATACAAAAATACCACGATTCAAGGAGTGGTAAGTCCCGAATTCTTTTATGAGTTTTAATTTAGGAAAAACCCTATTAGAGAGAACAGTAGAAATATATTTACAGACAATACTAAATATGTTTCCTACAGTGATTGTATTGACGCTATTGACTTCTTTTTTCTTGAACAATGAATCCTATACTTTATTACAACCAAGGTTGATTCATAAGACAACTTCTCTACAATTGACCAGTAAAGCAATACGTGAATTGCCATCTATGGATAGTGTTTTATCAACCGAGTCCATTAGTGAATTATTGGATGATGTGGATCGAGAGTCAATCCAAGAACTCTATTTTACACCCGACTTGAAAAAGCTATATGGAATTCATAAAAGCAATGATGGCGATACTACTACATTTAGAGATATATCTGTTGTCAACACCAACCCAGTATTTGCGCAAAATGTAGTAGAGAGTTCACGTATAAAACACATCAAGACATTTGTTTTACCCGAACAAGCCACTTTTCAAAATACTTTAGGACAAATTGGTGGTGTTTTCAATGGAGCCGTAATGAGTCTTTTCTATTTAGCACTCTTGTATTCAGTTGTAAATGCCATTGTCCAAAGTCGAAATAATAATATGCCAATGGGTGGTCCATTTGGAGGAGGGAATTCAGCGGGAAACTTCCTAAATAACCGCAATAATTTCGATGTAAAAAAAGACAAAGAAAATATGATAAAGGCCAATATTACTCTACAGGATTGGGCTGGAAGTCCCGAAATATTTGATGAATGCAATGAAGTAGTGAGTTATTTGAAAAACAGTAGCTCCTACGAAGCAGCAGGTGCAACTATTCCTAAAGGTATTTTACTGGAAGGTCCACCAGGAACAGGAAAAACATTAATTGCAAAAGCTATTGCTAGTGAATGTGATGCGAATTTTATATCTGTAGCAAGTAGTGAATTTGTCGAATTATTTGTAGGATTAGGTGCACAAAAAGTGCGTAGTTTATTCAAACAAGCCCGTGAAAATACTCCCTGTATTTTGTTCATTGATGAAATCGATTCTATTGGAAAACAAAGAGGAACGGGAATCAATATGGGCAATGATGAACGAGAACAAACTTTGAATCAACTTTTAGCAGAAATGGACGGGTTTAATGACAATACAGGTGTATTGGTTATTGCCGCTACAAATCGTCGTGATGTTTTGGATAGTGCTCTACTGCGTCCAGGCCGATTTGACCGTCTGATTAACGTGCCATTGCCCGATAAAGAATCCCGTAAGAAGATATTCCAAGTTCATACAAAAAACAAACAATTGGCTAAATCCATTGAATATGAGTTTTTAGCAGAATTATCAGCAGGATTCTCTGGGGCCCAAATCAAGAATTTAGTAAATGAAGCGGCTATTTTTGCAGCTCGAAAGGGTGCAGTAGAAATAAATCAAAATGATTTAGAATATGCATTGGAAAAAATGGTCGTCGGTATTGCTAAACGTAATGATACACGAAGTGAAAATACTCGAACCAGAGTTGCTCTTCACGAAGCGGGTCATGCTGTTTTATCTCTACTGTTCCCAGAATATTTTGAATTGAAAAAGGTGACCATACAGGCGACCTACAATGGAGCAGGAGGATATACCTTGTTTAATGAAAAACCTGAAATAACCGAATCTGGACTGTATACAAAAGAATGCCTAAAGAAGCGTTTAGTGGTTGCCATGGGAGGAAAAGCAGCAGAAAGCCTTTTTTATGGAGAAGATTTTGTATCCTTGGGTGCGGTGCAAGATTTGAAAACGGCCAACCAATTAGCTCAATCTATGATTGGGAATTATGGAATGGGAGATAAACTTCAGGTATTTTTCAATGAGAATACCGAAAGTGGTAGAAATCCATTTTTAGGAAGAAGTTTAGGAATGGGGGATAAATATTCAGAGAGAACCAAAGAAATGATGGATAAAGAATCTTTAGAATTAGTGAATGATGCTTATCAAGAAGCGTATGAACTATTGGAATCCAATAAAAAAAGTGTAGCAAAATTGGCTAAATTATTAGTGGATAATGAAACAGTAAAAAATGATTTGATTGAGGCAATGTTTGTGATGAGACACGAGGAAGAATGATTGGTCGGTCTTTAGACCGACCTTTCGGCGAGCGAAGCGAGCCATTTACTTCAATCCATTAAGTTCACTAAATTATAGGAATACGATTGATCAATTTGTGGTTCTGTTGTAGAATATGTATTTTGTTGACTTTCCAATAAGTGCTGAATGAAATTACGCAATTGATTGATTTCATTTTCTTTTCGAGTTAATAATTCTTGTTGATTTCTTACTGTTTTCCTCAGTTCTAAACATTCTTCGTAATAATTCGTGGTATTCATACTGGTCAACCATCGCGAATGCCTTTGGGTTCGAATATGACTTGACCAATTGCATCGTTTATAAAAAACTGTAGAAGAACATGGACATTGAATCCCATTGCTAAAGTTAAATATATATTGGTCCTCGTATTGTTGAGTATCATTGTTGTATTTTGGTAAATAATTATTCGGTGTAATGGCCACTGAATCCATTGTTCGATCTTACTAAAATAAAGAAACTTCGATTTATATTTATTTAGAAGAGGCAATTCAAAAAAATATCTTGACTATTTGTATAGTCAACATAATGGACTCAAGAAAAAAGACTTACCGTGCAAGAATCAAAAAATCTTTATGCAGAGGAAAGAAGGGCAAAAAATGCAGAAAATTCAAGGGTTGCAAAATGGCCAATGGCACCAAGAGATCATTTTGCCGTAAAAAGAAGAATAAATCTGCCAAGAGATTGAGTGCTTCCAGAAAAAGCAGGTAAATACCTACAACCTTCTAAAATAAAAAAAATGCTAAATACTTTTTTTTATTTAATGGTTAATGGTTAATGATTCAAATAATTATTTTTTCGATTTAGATGATTTAGAGGATTTAGAGGATTTGGATGTTGTAGAAGATTTAGGAGTATTTTTTAGCAATTTCTCACGGTCCGTTTTATATTTATTATATTCTTTCTCAAATTGTTCCAGTTCATCCAACCACATTTTAGTAATGGGCGTTTTCTTCAAAATTTCCAATGACTTTTTCAATTCTTCATGTTCTTCTAAAATCTTCTTGACACGGGATTTCGTCATGGTATGCAATGGCATGTGAGTCAAGTAATCATATTTACCTTGCATGGTATCATAGTTTTTCGACTGTAGAAGATTATAAATGTCTTCATCGCTTTCGTGTTTTCGTAAATCAATCGTATTATTGACTATTTCTACAATAAACAAAGCACGGTTTGACAATTCTTTTACTCTATTTTCCATCGCTTTTATTTGTGCCTCTTTTCTCTTTTCGTAATGGTGTAATCGGACTCCATAATAATCTTCAATTACATCCTGCACTTGCTTGTATTTATGTAATTGTCTTTTACTGTTGAACATGTTCATATTGTTAGTATTGACAGTAGTAGTTAACTTTAGGGCCTTTTCCAAACCATTGATATTATTTCCATCTACAGTCGATTCCAGTTTGGCTTTGACTCCCTTGTTAAACATTACCGTAATATGAACAACGGATTCAGTAGAAATATTGCTAAAGTCTTTGATAATCGGGGGTGTCTTTTTCTTTTTGTCTCCTTCCAATAAATCTTCTAAAAACGAAATGTAATTCATGGTCCAAGTTCCAACTGGCAACTCACTAATGACAATCGTATCCTCCCTTGTTGTTTCATAGACACCTTTTACTAAATACTTGTTTTTCTCTTCCATTTGCATCACCGACCCTTTGAATCCTTCAAAATAGGGAATAAAGTTAATGGATTCAAGGATGTCATTTGATTTATTTAGGAGTTTTCCGCGAACATATTCTACTAAGTTCATTGGATTGTAGGATGGAATATTACACGAAAATCCAGTTCCAATACCCGAAATACCATTACATAATGCAAATGGAATAATAGGAACATAGAAGGTCGGTTCTACTATTTGTCCATCGTCATTGATGTAGTCCAAAATGATGTCATCTTTTTCGGGAAACAAACTACGAGTCAATGGATTCAAATAGGTAAAGATGTATCTTTCCGATGCACTATCTTCACCCCCCTTTAGGCGAGTTCCGAATTGACCATTGGGCACCAACAAGTTGATGTTATTGGATCCTACGAAATTCTGTGCCATGTTTACAATTGCACCATTCAAACTGGCTTCACCGTGATGATAGGCACTATTTTCCGAAACATATCCTGAAAACTGAGCGACTTTGATTTCTTGGGTCAACTTACGCTTGAATGCACAGTAGAGAATCTTACGTAAACTGGTTTTCAACCCATCTACCATATTTGGGATGGACCTTTCGCAATCATACACGCTAAAGTGAACCATTTCTTTGTGGAAGAAATTATCATAGGTTATCTTGATTTGATTTGTGTCTAAATAACTGGCCTTGTCGTAATTTTCCAACCAATGTTTTCTATCTTCTGTTCGTTTTTTATTGAATACCATATCAATCGTATTATCACTATTCTTTTCTTCGTGCTGGAAATCCACCATCTTTTTATTGGCAAAGTATTCCTTGAATTCGGAGGCTGTCGATGTTCCTAAACCTTTGAAATATTTCAAAGTCCAACCCTTGGTATTTTGATTTGCGAGGCTTTCTTTCCATTGTAAATACTCCCCTTCATTGTAAAACCGTAGGACTTCGTTGTTTTTCTTTGCCCGTAAAATAGGTGTATTCATAAAACACAAGAATCCATCGATTTTTACTAAAGTTGGCCACAATGCATGAAACAAATTAATACAAAGTCCTTTAATATGCGAACCATCTAAATCTTGGTCAGACATGATCATGATTTTACTGTAGCGAAGGTTTTTGTGCACATCATCGATGCTTTGGTATTGTTCTCCAATACGAAGACCCAGAATTTTGATTAAATCCGCTAATTCACGATTGTCTGTCAAATCCCGAGATGCCCCACGCACATTTAGCACTTTTCCTTTCAATGGATAAATACCTATGGTGTTGCGGTCATCGGTATCCAACCCAGATACAATACCTGACATGGCACTTAACCCCTCGGCCAATATTAATACACATTGCTTCGATTTATCTGTTCCGGCATAATTGGCATCTACGAAATTCGCAATACCACGAACTGCACGTGTTTTACTACCGTCCATTTTCTTCTTGGTTTTACCTGCCTCTTTGGTTTCTGTCAATTGACACGCCATGTCCATGACTCCCATTTTAGCAACCTTTTCAATGAAATTATCCGATACCACACATGATGAACCGAACTTCGATGATGGTGTATTCATATAATCCTTGGTTTGACTGTCAAATGATGGATTAACAATATCACACCGTAGGAATAAAATTAATTGTTCTTTAATAGTAGATTGATTTACTGTTATTTTCTTCTTTTTTTCAATGTATGCACATAGCTTGCGTAGAATTTGCCCCAAAATGAAATCGACATGCTTACCTCCTTTGTGTGTGCAAATACCATTGACAAATGAGACTTGTGTGAATTCCTGTTTTGGTGCTAATCCTACTGCATATTCCCATCGGTCACTTTGTGATTCATACACTCGCTTTGTATCTTCTTTACTGCCAATGTAGAAATCAATATATTGAACGAAATTCTTAATGGGAATAGTAGAGCCATTATACTGCACTTTAATTTTCTTTGTTGAATGATCTGTTACTGCTGCAATATCATGGACACGTTTTTGAAACAATGCAATCATATCAGTAGACAATCCATTTGGTAAATGCAATCGATTGTAGTCAGGTATGAAACATACTTTGGTATATGGTTTGGTTTTTGCACATTTGGTAATTGTAGGTGGCTCAATGATTTCCAAATTATTTTTGAAAGTTTGGCAATATTTGAGTCCACGTGTATGGTCCACTGTTTCAATATATCCCCATGATGACCATATTAATACCAGTTTGAATCCAAATCCATTTTTACCTCCTACGATTTTCTTTTCACTTTTGTCATAATTGGTTGACGTTCGTAAATGACCGAAAATCATCTCCGGTATCCATAGTCCTTCTTCTGGATGCTTTGCTACATCGATTCCATTTCCATCATTGTATAATGTAATTTTGCCAGATGATTCTTCTACTGTTATGTCAATCGATGATACCAACCTTTTATTTTCCGCCTTACTTTGTATCATCCGAATCACATGGTCTCTACAGTTTACGACACCTTCATCAAACAATTTATACAAACCTGGGATGTATTCAATCGATTTTAGAACAAATCGGTTGGTTTCCGTATCCATTATGTATTGCTCTGAATCAACCTTCTCCACTGAACCAATATAGGTATCGGGGTTATCCAATACATGCTCTTTATCGGTCTTTCTTTGATATTGTGCTGATAGAGTTGCTGATGATGATGCCATGATTACTGATGTGCTTGTTATTTTAAAGTTGTTGTTGTTGTTTAATACGTGGGTATAAATAAGTATATTCTTTTTCTATTTAAATGACTTTTTGTTCCAAATCCATTTTTTCAATTTTTTTCGACAAATAAGAAGGGGTTTTTATATCACTACGTGTTATAGTAAGTAATATGGAACCCCAAAAATCCATATGTCATTGTCCTACAATACCTATAAATAGCACGCAATCATCATTGGACAATAGTAATAGTTCATCGGCCTTACGATTTTCCGAACGATTGCGAAGTCGAAAACCTCGGAAGGTTTTCCAAGGACAACCAACACGTTTAGAAATTTATCGGGCGACCTTTACTACTGCACGTATTCATTTTCAATACATTGGTTCACCCGTATATTATGATATTGTTGTCTATTCTACTGTAGATAGACATACTTACCAATTCACTCACAGAGAGTTTTTGCAATATTCTTATTTGACCCTGACTGGGATGACCCCCAATACTCTTTATACGGTTGAATTGTATGCTACCTATATAAGTGGTGACCGATTTCCTGTCAACCACTTCAAAACATTTCGCACTTCTTACGCAGAGGGGAAAGTAAAAGACCTCACTTTACTTAATCCTACGAATCAAAATTATTATATAAGTGACCCTTCTTACAATACTTCTTTTACTCTACAGTTCTCTCCTTTGAATGATTATGTGGATTACCGAATTTCAGTGACCGAATTGGATTACCAGGCTACGATTCCTTATGTTGACATTTCTAATATTGAGCTGTATCAACATACTTTTACCGATTTATCGTTTAACCACACTTATAATGTCACTGTAGAAACATTATATGGAGTCTCTTACGACCGATATGTTTATTCTGTTTCAGGATCCATTACTACTCTCAATGAACAATACTTAAGTCAGTTGGAATTACTCTATCTTTACAATACAAGTGTTGATTTATCCTACAGTAAAATAGATGAACATCCTATTGACAATGTTTCTTATCAAGTATTTTTAGATGATATTGAGAGAACAAAACATGCATCTTATTTAGGAGACGTTACTCTCTCAAATCTATCTATTAATCAGACTTACAATTCACATGTTGCTATTGTTTTTCATGACAGTAAAAATATATATCATAATGTTCAGTTACCGCTTTTGAATTTCACTACTTTGAATGAAAGTGAAACCCAATTTACCAATATAGTTACGAAAAATACGTTGGTTGAATTGAACATAGAAGATGCATCGGGAACACCCCAATACGAATTCACTATTGTGCCCAATGATGGTGCTTCTCTCAATTTGAATCCACCACAACTTATTTTTACTGACCTCAGTATCAATACTACATATACTATAGAAGCAAGAACCATTTATCCACCCATCACTTCACCTCCAAATGAAACAGATATTAGCAACGCATATACCATACAAACAACCATTCATACATTAAACCAAGGACCAGTTACAAATTTACAAGTGAGAGAAATAAAAGATGTATACTCAAATGTGCGCATTGATTTTTCACCAGCACCTGCATTTCAAACCACTGGTGAATTCTATCAAGTGCAATTGGATAACTATGATTACGGCGGTTCATTCCAAACTGTAGAAAATATTCATCCTCGTTTTACATCCTACACTTTTACTAACATTGACAGTGGTCTGTATAAATATCGAGTATCTTCTGTATACAAACCAACATCTACTTACCCATCTTACGATTATATTATAGATGGAACCATTGATGTTGAAACTCTTCAACCTGGGTATTTAGGTATTGAACAAATCGAAACATTTGGAACATCCATTACATTAATAAAAGACAATGATCCCGCTTTCAAAACCAACCATAGTTATTATAACATTGATATATCTACTAATACTCTTGGCTTGGATTCTCTCTATTTACAAAATGTGAAAACTTGGACTGGTGATTCTTATACGATTACTGGGTTATTACCCAATACACAATACAATTATTCAATAATTGCAGGTTACATTAATAATTTAGATACTTATGAGACAATTGGGAGTTTTACCACCTTGGAAGAAAATAAACCAACCATGACAAATGTTGTCATTTCATACAATAGTATTGAATTAACATGGTCGGCAATAGGAACATCCACCACATACGAATTAATCTATTCTACAGCAAGTCAATCAGATGTTTCTTTTTCTCTCCAAGGTGAACAAACTAAGCTATTGACGGGTTTGAATCCCAATACATCCTATTATATTACATTGGTTGTTACATATGATATTACTGGCAATCAATATACAAACACATTTTCTTTTACCACGTTACATCAATCACCACCCGTTTTGAAAACATTTGTATTGGTAAATCACCCTCAATATTCGACTAATGTATCAATCATTAAAGTGATAGCGGATAATGATAGTGCTGTAGAGAACTATGAAGCGTATTTGGATGGAGACAACGAAGGGATTCAAATCGACCAAGGAATGCACTTAGCAAATCCAAATGATAAACTATTTTCATTAATTGGATTGAATCCAAACCAAACCTATAGTGGAAATGTTAAAATTTACTATCAAGAACTGGAACCGAACCCCGACCCGATTATTTCTTATTCTTATCCTACTTTTTATCAAAGCGAATTTTCTTTTACAACCATAATGAGAGAAACAATCGTATCGGTATACAATGACGCTATTCAAATGAATTGGATGGACCTATCTACAAACGAAGACCTTTCTTACAATATTCATATAACTGACCCCATAACAGGTTACACCGATATATCTACAGTATACAACGTAACCAATTATTTTCTCGGTGATTTGTCTCGAAATACACAATATGACATCTCTTTTACTCGTTTGTATCCAGATTCACCCGACACAATATTTCAATCGGTTACTACATTGAATGAAGGGCCAGTTGAATCCTTGGATCAAAGTATTGTGTTGAATACAGGTATCAATGGTAATTTAGTTGTATTGGATATCAGTAATATTAACCCAAATGAAGTGAGACAAAATATATTTTCTTTTAATAATGGTCAAAATATCACTTCAAAAGGAACTGACCTGATGGATATACAAGTAGACAATACAACAACTGATATTTCAGGTATCATTTTTACTTACTACAAAATAATTTTTCGTTCAAATGAGTTTAATCCTTATGTTATACCCACTACTAAAACTTATATTTCTCAGGTATTCTCATTTTCTTTAGGTTCTCTCCAAACACCCACATTATTAGAAAATCCGACTTTAGAACCAGTAGATGGTCAAACCTATCATCCTACTACAGGAATGCGTGTCAATGCTCTTCCAAAAGATTGGTCGGGTAATTCCGTGTTTGTAGTAGACAATAGTAACAATGATTTATATGGACATAAATATTTAGACGACCCAGATGATACGATTCATCAACATGTAGGTCTCTATTACAATAACCAAAGCAATGGACCCGCTTTTTTAAATCAAAAATTACAATCCAATGGATATTTGTTTCAAAACTACTACGAAATCATGTTTCAAGTAGCGAATCACCTTACTGGTTCTATCCCTTACACTGGTGCCAATGAACTGCCTTATCAATCTGGATCTACATCTTCTACAGTAGAATATCAGATTCAATTACTCAACGAAAAAGGGCTATCTGTATACGAAAGCAATCCCATTCGTTACAATTCTACAAATTGGAAACGTATTCAAATGCGATTTCATATTCCTCAGTCACATCGTGATATTAGTTTGCGAATCCAACGTAATTTCTTCGAATTGAATCATTTGTATTTATCCGATTTTTCTATGGTTACATTGAATGCAGTATTTGATCCCCTACCCAGTTTACAATACTTTCCATCTCAATGGGTTGTCTCGAATTCATATGATTACACTCCACAAACATGGAATACTATGTATAATACGGGTAGTGAACCAGTCTTACAATTGTCTACAAATATGACCGTGTCCTTTTGGCTCTATGTGCACAATGTAGTTCGAGATACACAACGAGGTCTCATTGTAATCGGCCCATCGGATGCAAACAGCATGATGAAAACGACTCTGGCATTCTATTTACGGAAGAAAACCATCGTTTTCGAAAATAATTTACATTATTACAGTCAATCCAAACATACCACTACTCTGAATTATAATACGAATGTTCCCCTTTTCTACCAAATCGTTTATCAAAACAATACCATCAGTATTTACGTGAATGGAATTCTACAAAAGACAACATCTTTAACAGATTATTTGAGAGAAGTTGACCCAAGTGAAACAATCACAATTGGCACTCCATCTACAATCAATCCTCTTGCATTACGTGGATACTTACTGAATCGTATCGAATTTTATAATTTTCCCATGACTGCAATACAAGCAAATGATGTTTATCGATCAATGAGAGAAATCTACTCTACTGTAGGGAACTATTATTTTCATGTTAACCCTTATCGTATTTCAAAAGGACCGAATTCTACTATTCTCTCAACTACCACTATGGGCAGTAGTGGGGTAAAAAGACCGTTGGAATTTACTCTCCATAATAACAACATATTAACAAAAGAAGTATCATTTTACCCTCTACAGAACCAAACCGTATTTGCAACGGACACTTCATGGAATACGTTAATAAAGCCCTTTAGTTTAGGGTTCTGGATAAATAATACGTCATCAAATACGGAAATAATGACTATAGATGGGTTACGTATTTTGTTAACGAATGACCAAATCCTTCTACAGCAACAACAATCAACAACATTGCAAACAATAGTAAGTATGCCAAATGTGAAGACAAAATACGAACACATAACCTATGTGATGGATGTTTCATCCACATTGGTTTACAAAAATGGTTATTTGTATGATGAAACGAGAGAAAAGACAGTAGAGGATATTTCTACTGTCACACAGATATTGTTTGGCACAGATGGATTTATTGGTGAATTCGAGATATATAACAAGGCATTGTCTCAAAGCGAAGTATTGACGGCGTATGTGAATCACTTTGCGGGACAAGTTGTATACAACAAAACTGGATTTTACCGTTTACTATTTCCAAATGTAGAGGGAAATACATACAATAGTATACAATATGATATAACCAATATTCCACCTACTGTGACTTCTCTCTCAGTAGACGTAAGTGGAACTTTGGTATTTGAGACAAATGATGAAAATGTGGAACAAGCAGTTATTGATATTAGTATGTCTCCGTTGGAGTTGAATGAATTCCATCGAAATGGTAGTATAATAGAGTTTAACTTGGTCGATTTTGGAATTACTACACCGATTAATGGTGGAGATACAAGGCCCTATTTAGAGGCAATTACTACGCCCTATTTAGAGGCAATTACTACGATTACAGAAGGGAAAGTAGTGGACTTATATCTACGGAATGCACCAGTTGACTTAGATGATGCAGATTACCAATACACAATCAGCGGAGATGTCGATACAAGTGATATATGTGGTGGGTTGTTACAAGGTTCTATCGATAAAACGACCAATACAGTTCAAATTATAGTGAGAGATGATTACAAAACCGAAGATTTGGAAAATATGATTATTTACATGAATACAATGAATTTAGCGACTACTATACAGATTCAAGATACTACACAAAATCTACTATCTGTTTCTCATACAAAGAGAAATACTAACCAGATCTTTACTGTCACCTTTACTTGGCCATCTTCTACTGATAATGAGTTTCCAGATGATAAGATTGAATATGTGATTGTAGGAAATGATTTTGTTAGAACAGTCGTGACTGATACACAAAGGGATCCGACTCTTTCAACTGGAAGATTTACCAAAACACTCGATCAGAATGGCAACTATACAAATACTATTGATTTTATCACCACTACTACAGAATCACAAAGAGAATTCATTTTTTCTTTGAAAAATTACGATTCCAGTGTTACTGTCATTTTGAACGACTTTGATAAACCAAGAGTATTTATTCAACCACTGGATGAAACCAATACAACAGGTGCAATAGATGAAGGTGAATCATTTGTTATCAGATTGGAAGTCCCTCTACAATTCACTGAGGCATATGAATTCAATTATCGCTTATCTGGTATTCAAACATCGGATATAAGTTTTTCAACAGACCCGAACTTCAATAGCGATTCATTATCGGGGAAATTCGTGTTACCAAATGGCGGAAGGGATATATCCTACGTATTTGTAAGTAGTGAAAATCGAGATGTTGAAGGTGATGAAAAAGTTTTTATAGTTTTAACCGATGTAAGTTACAATACGATAACAAGTGAGACATTATCCATTACCAACCGTTTTACTGCACCAACTTATGTAGTGAATGTTGCTGGGGATGTCAGTTTTAATAATACAGAAGGAATTTATTACATAGACGAGGGACAGACATTTACCATTACTTTAGATACAACTGAGAATGATAATTTCAGTTACAATATTATTGGAAATAATGTAGATGTAAATGACTTTATATCGGGAGCAATAAGTGGAGTATTAAATAGTAGCAATGGTTTTAAAGAAGAATTTTCCATAAAAAATGATACAACAACTGAAGGAGATGAACCATTTACATTCCGTCTAACTTTAGAGGGACTCAATATCGATAAATATTTCAAGATTCTAGATAAAAGTCAACAAATGGAAATCAGTCTAAGTTCAGATAACAAATATACCCGTGACACCCAACCAGAAAACACATTTGTCATCACTGTAACAAATACTAACTATAGTGTAATGACTGAACAACAAAGGGGTGTTTCGATTGGTTACAAATTATACGATAGAGACAATCCTACAGATACTTTAGGAAATGATTTGATAACATCAGATGTAGCATTCAATGGAAACAATAACTATTTCCAATTTGGCGATAATAGCACAAAAGTATTTACCTTTGATTTTGAATATAATGCAGCTGGAAAGAATTTGCGCTTTGAATTGACAAACTACGACAACTTTGGAGTAAATTTACCAGAATTAGTATACAAAACCAGTTAGTAAAGTAATGTATAAATAAAAGTATAAAAATATCATAATTATGTTTATACTATGAATATGGTAGAAAATACTGTTTTTGTTTTAGTGACAGATGATGCTTACCTTTTTCGAGCAAAGAAAACAATACAAGACTTGCGTTCTCGTGGCATGTGGTTGGGTGATATTGTCGTAATCAATATTGGTTCATTACCTCTACAGTCGAACTTCAAAGATTTTTACCGTTTAGAAGAAAAGCGATTTCCCCCCATTGAAGAAAAGTTTCAATTATTACATAAACTAAATTTTGCACCTTTTTTAGATACAATTGATGGACGTGAAATCAGTAAAATTAACCAGTGGGAAAAATTACATGTAATGGATTCGTATTTTCAAAAATGGGAACGAGTAGTCTTTTTGGATAGTGGTCTTCGTGTTTTAGATGATGTCTATTCTACTATTCTCCAATTGGATTATAAGGGAAAGTTTTTAGCACCTGATGATGGTGGTAATTACGTGACACTACCGAATCCAACTAAATTGTTTCATACGCAGGTGAGCGAAGCAAGTCCCAGTCGTATTGAGAAACTCAAGAAAGATTTCCCCATTTTAGAGGATTTGGATCAACCTTATTTTTTGAATTGTATGTGGGTCTACGATACTTCCATCTTGTCCATTTGCAGTAAAGATGAAATGATCAGTGGAATTTTAGAATATCCATTATGTCTCACAAATGAAATGACAATTATGAATCTATATTTACACTACAAATATAACTTATGGGAACGTTTTCCAGTTTACATTGAAAGACATGACCATTTAGAATCCAATAGCCATGATAGTAGTGACAGTAGTGAGAAATCAAATTCTGATGGCACTGTAAAAAAAATTCTATTTGAATGGTGCGAAGCGAATAATCCACAACCCAGTTCTTGGAGAGATTATTGTTTTATTAAATATCCATGCACACTTTCGTTTGATGATACATGATTTCGTCTAGTATAATTTTATAGCCAGTGCGTTAAAATTATACAACAAATGGAACATCCTTCTATTAAAGCATTGCGAAAAATACGAATTTTACATGAAGGGTATAATATGTCCATTATTGAGCATCCCGACCATAAGAATCATTATTTAGCAACAATTCGAGACAAACACAATACATCGGAATTCGATTATCCTACAATTGAAAATGTTGTATACTTGGTGCATTTAGACACTTCTTTCCAAGTATTGGAATCCAAACAATTAAAAGAACCACCGCGAAAAAAGTATGAGTCGTTTACTACAGGTTTAGAAGACTGTAGACTCATCACCGATTCGATGATGACTGGTGTATTGTTGGACAATTCAGAGCATTGGGTTCCTGAAATGTGCTTATGTTATTTTAATCGACACGAACATGAGATTAATAAAATCGTTGTTTTCAATACAAATGTAAAAGATGATGAGCCTAAACCTGAGAAAAATTGGTTAGTATTGACACGTAATAACAATAAGTTTTTCATGCTTTATTCTTACGACCCTTTGCGTGTGATGTCTGTAGATATTGATAGTGGTGACAGTCATTTGATTCATTTTCAAAAGATTTTCAATTTAGAAAATTGTGATGTCCATGGTGGAGCTGCGATACATTTAGAAAAAGAGAGGAAATTTCTGGCAGTAGTGCGTATTGTAAATAATAATAATTACATGTTTTCGATGTGGTTATTGTTAAATGAGCAATATAAATTACAAGGCATGTCTACAGGATTTCTATTTAGTGAACCCGATAATACGACTCCACGATATGAAATGTGCATGTCTTTATTGGAAAAAAATGGGGTGTTGTTTGCTTCCGTGTCATTGGATGACAAAGAATTGTATATTTATGAATTCTCCTTGGAAGCGATTTTAGAAGAAACATCTTACTACAAATAATACGAATATGGTTCCATCCCTGTTTCTCCTCCAACCAAGGGAGCCCCCATTATGCTCTCATTCTAATTGGCCCTACAAAAGAGATTATTCATATTGTATGCCTCTTGGTTAAACTCTGGTGTTTTAAACAGCCCATGGATCATTGAGTCATCACGGAATCGAATTGTATAATCTTGCTGGTATTTATTTCGTCCTACTCTTCCCATTGCTTGAAGCGTTTTCTGCGGAGTCATCTTTTTCAAGTCCTTTCCTATAAACCCATGGCAAAACTGATAGTTTGTTCCATAAATATAATCCGATGAGGTCAGTATTAGAAATAATTTTTGGTCTACTGCTAATTGTTTGATGATTTCTTCATAGGATTTATCTTCTTGTTGGATTAATACTCCTACTCCCATCAAAGCAAGCACTTTGTATTGTATGCCGATGTTCATTTCCAGTATAGCTTTTACATCATTTTCTGTCAAGGAACTACTAAACACATTTTTCGATATTTTACCACCTGGAACCCATTTTTCTTGATGTTCATAGGTATTTGGCACATAATTTGGATTCAGGGCTATTTGTCTCATTTGGCCACGCATGTTTTCGATTTGTCCCTTGATGTTTTGCATATTGACATTGTTTTCATTGTCCATATTTTTATCTTTGGTAGATTGCTTTTTTGACCCTTTTTTCGATTGAACTGTAGAAGTTGTTGTGGGTGCTCCTTTTGCCAGTTCCAGTTCCAGTTTGTCTTCCAAGATTTCCAACTGTTCTTGGAGTTTATCATTTTTTACTATACTTTCTACCAGTTGTTTCAAGATTGTGTCTGGTATGTTACTGGCTTTCATGTAAAAGTTCGCCATATTCAATATGTTATCTGCTAAATAGATGGACGGTCCATCTGTTAATGTATGAGCATCTTTGGTTGTCAAATATACACCTTCTAATGACCGCTGGCGTAATGTATCCACTTGACTTTCACTATTGTTACGGGTTATGAATCCATTGGATTTCACATTTGATGCAGGCATACTGTTTAGTCGACTTAATTCACCACCACTACCACTGACTGTAGAAGATAGTTTTGATGATGATTTGCGAATTGCGCCATATTTCTTGTCTTGTTGCACTGACAAATAGGCTTTACAGTCATACCATTGTTGTTCTGTTATCGATTGAATCAGTTCCAAGTAATACAGTTTCAGTTTATTCATACTTACGTCCTCTATTGATTCAAAATATTGTTCACAGTGATGGTTTTCGCGTTTCAAATAATTCTTAAGATGAACATATTGAATAAATCGCACGATTTCCTTCAAATCAAAATACCGTAGAAGAGTCTTATTTTCTTTACAGTAATTCCCGTATTGATGTAACTCTTCTATGGTATCACAGTGAATATGAGGCATAAAACTATATCCATCTTGATTTAATATTGGTATCGATTTACGACAATCATAGGAATGAATGGTGTTGACTTCTACTGTTATTTCTGGTTGAATGTATTTTCGAATGTAAACTGTATTCTGTTCTGGTTCTTTAGGAATATATGGAGTATGGACAATATATAAGGTATCTTCATCACGGTCTGATGGTAATGCATTCACGACCTCATACTTCATATTATCCTCTTCAGCTTCTTCGATTTCGTTCTCGATTTGAATGTTTTCTTTTGATTCCTGTTCTTCTTGGAAGCGTTCGAAATATTCATGGACTTTAGCTCGAAAATCTGTGATGGTATCTTGTAATTCATTTTCTTTAGGCAATGTTGCACATGATAATACCATGTTGTAAATCTCATTTTCTTCCCAGTTTTTTTGAATTATCGAATGCAACGGATGTTTTTCGTAATCGAGTGTCATCGTTGGTTCATCCCAATATGTTAGTAATCTGGATTGGTCCTCTGTAAATGCCATCATATATCGCATTGCATGTAAATAGGAATACACATCGCAAATTATCAGTTCAACCTTGTCTCCTACGCTATGGTTGACTTTCCAAATACCTCCTGATTTCCTATTTTTGGTATAATCCGCAGCAGCGAAATAATGTAGACGAATATCACTTGGAGATTCACAACCAAAGGCAAATGCTACACGCTTTCCCAATGAAATGGCCGATTTTGCTAAAGCTAAACCAACATGTCTTGCAACACAGACGAAAATTACCTTGTAGTCATGAACTAAACCGATTGGCGACAATGTTTTACCTGTGCCAGTTGGTGCAGTATACAAAATCAGTTTGGGCTTGGGTGTTAACATTACTCCGCTCATGTCTTCGCCTTCACAAATGGGTTTTCGAAGAGGAGGTTGTGCACACAAACTAAAGAGTTCCTTTTGGTGGGAAAACAAGGAAATGTTTTCATACTTATACAAATCCGCATTTTTCTCTACAATATTATCTGCCTCGTTTACCACTGTAGAAATCTGCACATGGTTTTTACCGTATTCAATGACCATATTGGTGAATTCTATGACATGTGGATTCATATGGTCCATTATGGCCTGTTTCCATTGTAGAAGTGTATATAACTCTTTAGCAAATGACTTTTTTGCTAAAGCACGGGCGAAGATTGTATTGCATATTTCCATAGAATCAAATTCGAAAATGTCGTGCTGATTATTGCGAATCAAGGTGTCTGAATTCTCGATACGAATGCTATCTGCTTTTTTTAATTTTTTGGTTAATTTAGCTGTATTAAAAGTATATTCATGAAAGGATTTCCATTGTGGTTTCATTTTTTCTAAATTTTTTTGGATTATTGGATAAAAGTATTTGCTGTATAAGAAAGCATGAATTTCAGGATTCGGTTCAATCTTAGTAAAGCGGATCATATTCAAATGATTGTTGGTGATCTTATTAATATGTTCACGTGGGTAACAATCTTGAATCATTTCCATTATTTTTAACTCTGAATTACTGATGGGTATCTCAATGGATTCCCATTCAGATGCTGTCAGTTTGGTTTGTGCTAAGACGTCCATTGTTTATATTGTTGTTGCTAAAGTAGAGTGATTTGATTATTTATTAGTGAACTATGAAGTTTTATATTTAATTCCCTTTTTCTTTGAATGAAAGATTTTCAATTTTTTTGGACCAATGAAGGAATTGTATAACACAAGGGATCATGGTGGTCTAATGAAGGGTCTTTATATAAGATATGTGGTTCAATCAAGAGATTTATCATAAGCAACTTTTTCATTTCATTATCAATATTTTCTCTACTGACAATCCGTGAGATTTCTCCTGTTTTAGGCGTGTAGTGGGTCAAAATGAAAGATTGGGTATTTTGATTGTGTATGGTTTGTGGAATGGAAATCATATGGTAAAATGGTGATAAAATGGTTCGCGGTGGTTTCTTTGTATGGGAATTATCAAACTGAACGGATATCCAGTTGTTACTGTAATTGTCTCCCAATACCAAATAGGCACCCAATGTTTTGAATAAAAAATGCTTGCTTTCTTTTGAGTTCGTTCGTGTTGCTTTTACCTTTGACATCGTTTTAATAGTTAGGATTTTTCCCTTCGTATATTTATAGTAGAATATATTTTCTACAGCAGAACGAATTCATTTTTATTATGCGTCTATTGTATAATGGGTTCTTCTTCAGATTTCGACTCTTATATTGAATGTCATCAAAAGGGGGATACATCCCCCCATACCCCCTTCGTTCCACGAGGGGTGAACAAACCGCGAAGCAAGGGGGTAAGGGGGATGTAATCCCCCTCACGAAGAAAACGACGTCAAACCAAAAATAAAAGAGGGAAAAAACACATTTAGATGCATATATTGAATAAGTATATTAGAGATACAACTTGAACAGTAGAAAATATCCATTTATTATGTGGCAGTTCTTAACTACTACTACTGAAATGAAATACGTGAACTTTGAAAATGTTCAACGTGCAATACGTTACACAGACCAATATTTATTAATCAATGTATTGCCCTTACATGAACAAGATTGTTTAATACAAGGAACTGTAGATGCATTTCAAGAAGAAACCCTCCTCAATAATATGATTCAATCGATTGTAGAACCCGATAAAGTCGTCATTGTCTACGGCAAACATAATCAAGATAAACGTGCAGTAGAAAAAATGAAGCAAATCACTGGACTTGGTGTATCGACCGTTTATATTTACCAAGGGGGATTATTTGAATGGATGCTACTACAAGATATTTATGGTCATGAAGCATTTCCTACTACTAAAAAGGTATTGGATTTTTTGAAGTTCAAACCACCAATAGAGAAAATATAGATTTTAGTAAAGAATATAAAAATATCTGGTTTATATTATTTAGCAAATGGCCGAACGAACACCTTCCGATACTTCTCTCCACGAATTACAAACGTATACCGAGTCAAAAGATAAATACAACGAAGACCCATTACTTAACGAATCAGATGATAGATATGTAATGTTTCCTATACAGGATGATGACATATGGAAAATGTATAAAAAACAAGTGGACTGTTTCTGGCGAGCAGAAGAAGTGGATTTATCGAAAGATTTGGTCGATTGGGCAAAACTAAATAATGATGAAAAGCATTTTTTGTCTATGGTGTTGGCATTTTTTGCCGCAAGTGATGGTATTGTCTTGGAAAACTTGGCAGTGCGCTTTATGACTGATATACAGTTATCCGAAGCTCGTGCATTTTACGGGTTTCAAATCGCAATGGAAAACATCCATTCTGAAATGTATAGTGTTTTAATCGATACATTCATTCAAGACAGTGAACAACGTATGAAATTATTCAAAGCAACTCAGAATTTCCCTTGTATTGGTGAAAAAGCCAAGTGGGCACAAAAATGGATGCAAGATAAAGAAAGTAATTTTGCCACCCGATTGATTGCATTCGCTTGTGTAGAAGGTATTTTCTTTAGTAGTTCATTTGCATCTATCTACTGGATCAAAAAACGAGGTTTATTACCAGGATTGACCTTCTCCAATGAATTGATTTCCCGTGATGAAGCATTGCATACAGAATTTGCAATATTAGTCTACAATAAATTGCAACGAAAATTAAGTGAAAAACAAGTGCACGATATAATAAGAGAATCTGTAGAAATCGAAAAACATTTTATAACTGAATCATTACCATGTCGTTTGATAGGAATGAATGCCAAACTAATGAAAGAATATATTGAATTCGTAGGAGACCGATTAGCGGTCCAACTTGGATGTTCAAAAATATACAACTCCTCTAATCCATTTGACTTTATGGAATTAATTAGCGTGGATACCAAAGTCAACTTTTTCGAACGAACGAATTCAGCGTATGCATTGGCCAATAAAGAAATCGATAAAAATGTATTTGAATTTGAAGCGGTATTCTAATTGTTTATGTGAACAGTAGATATAATATAATATTATCAACGTATTGTATTATTCCCTATTTATTTGATTGGTCGGTCTTTATGACTTAAGATAAAGGCATATTTCTCAGATAATTCATCTATTGATTTATATCTGGATGACCCACCAAAATGACCTTGTTGTGTTTCAATTCTTATCATTTGAATATTTTCATCTTTTTTATATTCCCTTATTTTTGCTATTAATTTCATTATTTCCCAGTAAGGGACTCTATTGTCATGCAGACCAGCGGTGCAATACATATGAGGATAATATTTTGACTTGATATTACTGTAGGGGCAGTATTTTATTAAATTATGATATCCTTCTGATTCATTTGGATTTCCCCACTGGGTCCATTCTTCAGTAGTTAATGGTATAGTTGAATCACTCATTGTATTCATTACATCTACAAATGGAACACCTGGGATTGATATCCAAAATAGTTCAGGCCTCATTGTTGTTACTGCACCGATTAATAACCCTCCTGCAGACCTTCCTTCGATTACTATTTTTTTTGAATCACATATACCAGTATTTTTATCACCTAAATATTCAGCACATCTTATAAAATCTTTAAATGTGTTCATTTTATTCAACATTTTCCCGTCTAAATACCAATCATATCCTAAAAATGAACCTCCACGCACATGTGCTATTGCATATACAAATCCTGCGTTTAACATTGGTAGCAATTCATAATCAAATTCAGGTTCTACTGTAGAGCCATATGACCCATATCCATATAAATATAAGGGATTTGTATTATCTTGTTTGTATTTATCTTTCATGTAGACAATGGATACTGGAATACCCAACCGTGTTCCTTCTTGCGGGACCCATAATCGTTTACATTCATACAGGGTTTCGTCATAGTTAGGAATTCGCTTTTCATATACTTGAACACATTCTAATGTATCCATATTGTAATCGAAGTATTTTACAGGCGAAGTCATTGTATCATACATAATATTCAATGTATTAGAATCGTAAATATAATTCAATCCGATTTCCAAAACATATACTTGATCTGATTTGAAATTGGCGAAATCTTGACTTATGTAAGTATCATAATCCATTACTTTATTTTCCACATGTGTTATTACTTTTATGTCGTGTCTTGATGAAGTGGTTATATTCAAATATACATTCCCATTTACAGTTGTATTGAAAACGATATAATCATTAAATAATTCAAAACTGGTCATGTATACATTTTTATTATGTGGAATAAAATCTTCCCATTTATCTATACTACAGTCTTCTTTTAGAACTCTCATTAATTTCCAATTAATTGAATTGTCTTTATTGGTTTTAATATAAAAATAATCACTTTTGCTGTCTATATCATATTTTAATCCTACAATAACATCAGTTATTTTTATTAACTTTGTTTCATCCCTTTTTATATCTATATATTGTATGTAATTTTCATCGTAATTACCAACGGTAACAAATATGTAGTTTTCATCACTACTTAAAACTAAATCTAGATCATATTCTCCACTGGTTTCTTCAAATAGTTTATCATTTGTATTGTCTTTTAAATTATACAACCATAACTGATTCAATCGATTTGTTCTATCACCTTGTAAGTAGTAGAGTAAATGTTTTGAGCCCCATTCATAAGAACAATATGCAATTTCCGGAATACTGGTTTTCTTTATTGTGTTATTCTCTATGTTTTTTATAACGAATTTGTATTTGTCACTACCATTAAAGTTCACTCCATATGATATATATTTATGGTCAGGTGATACTGAATAACCAGTTACATCACATTCATTTTCTCCATTTGACAATTCATTGACATCCAATAATATTTCTTCATAAGTATTTTTCTCTCGCATGTATATTGGATAGTCTTTTCCTTCTATAAATCTTTTGAAATATAAATAGTCACTTCTATCTAATTTATACTTATATGTATCATATGATTCTTGCACGTATGATTTAACCTCATCATATAATTGATTCTTCAATGTTTGATATGGTTTCATAATACTGTCAGTATATTGATTTTCTTTTTCTATTGCAGCTAATACTTTTTTATTTGTTCTTGAATCATCTCGAAGCCAATAGTATTTATCTAATAATTTAATTGGTGGGTTTATTAGCTTTTCTTCATTATATCCTCTTAATTCATTTTCAATTCGACCAAACTTAGTGACATGATAATGTTTTTCTATATTTGGATATGTTTTGGATATCATTATATATAATCACCAATAACTATATTTAGTTTGGTTTTTTTATTTAATTTATATTACTTACTTTGAGTATTTGATTGGTCGGTCTTTATGACCGACCTTTCCGCGAGCGTAGCGAGCGTCTACTTTGTGCTATTATTGATATTTTGGATATTTTGGATATTATTGTAAAAATGGATCCTAGGGATTTATGAGAACAGTAGAAATATATATTTTTATTTTTACTGTTTAATTATTTATATTTTGGTCGTTTTGCATCATTCGACAAGGACGATTTTGATTTCATGGTTACCGACGACCTTGTAGGCGAATTCCGTCCTCGTTTTTTATTGGTTTTATTGGGAGTTTTTGTCTTACTGGGAGTTCTTGTCTTACTGGGAGTCATTGGTTCCATTTGAAACTTCTCAATTACAATATTTTGGACTTCTTTGTTACTGTTTTTCAAGTTTTGTTTGATAGTATTTTTGAATTTCTTTTTCATTTTCTCGGCTACTTCTTTGAAAACACCATACGATTGGCGATAAGTATGCTTGATTTTTTCCAGTGTTTTTTCCATTGCTTTATCTGTGCCTTTATTTAATTGTTCTAACTTATACAGCCAACTATTATTTTCACTCTTTTTGCTACTCATTGCCTCTTCATTTTTGTTTTCTATGATCAAGTATTCAAGAAAAGTCATATTACTCTTCTCTTGAGTTTTCATTTCCATAAATTTATCGTAGACAATATCCAATTTGTTTTTCAGGACTCGTTTCGATTCCATTTTAGTAAATCGATGCATTTCATCCACTTGGTCTACTACTTTTTTCATATTTTGTTGCATTGAAAGTGCGTTTTGCAAATAATGCGTCTTATGTAACAATTTCTCGATTTTAAATAGTTTTTCCATTGAATTGGTTTTTGTTACTGCATCTTGCAACTGTTGTGTCATTTTAGGAATAGTAGGTATCACATTCTTTTTATATTCCTTACTGTTTTTATACGATAAATCAATCGATGTGTCTATTTTACTGGTTGCTCTTTTAATTGATTCTGTAGGAGACATATTGGTATTCGATAGTTTCATATTGGATTCAGTAAAATTAAGACCATTTTTACTCTGTATAAAACTGAGCATACGCTGTTTTTGTTCTTCAATCAATGCTTGTTTTTGTTCTTCCGTAATACCTGGATCATAAAACCCCACAAAGTGTGTTCGTTCGATTTCACATGCATCTTCACCACATGGAGTTTCATCATTTATCTCATTATCTTCTATGCCACCTTTTTTGTCAATCTTGAAATAACGAAACAATGTGGGGTTTCCAATCATCATTGAATATACGTAGCACAATTGGTCTCCTGATAAATACATGGTATTGTGTTTGCCTTTACCACAATATTGATTTATTAGTTTCACAGTCTCTGCACTTCCATGGTCACCCGTTGATTTAAACCTTGCCAACATTGCCTTTAATTTTGTCTTCTTATCAGCTAATGCCAAAGCGGAATCGTAATTGTTATTACTATCCATATTACTGTAGATGGCGTCGAGTAATGTCTTCAAGTTTAGATTGAGTTTCTTCTTTGTATTCTTGCATTGATATGAAATTGGACTGGATGTTTGAATTTGTTTTTCAATATCATCATGCACATATTTCATTCCTACTACTAAATCATTAATCGAGAAACCACCTGTTTCCATTTTACATACATGAAAAGGCCTTGAGTTCTTATAAACTATAATACAGACAATATACTGCTCTTTTTCAATTGGGAAGAGTCGTAATTTAAATGTGATTTTGTATTCATCATTCAGGCTATACTTATTTAGTAAGGGGTCATATACTTCATCATACAATGATTTGTTTCCATTTTCGGTCATTTTAGAATCATACACCACTTTATAGTCACCACCTTTATTGACTGATATTTCTTCCTCTACAAGTTTTAAATTGAACTCTTCACTTTGGTCTATGAAAATTCCATTACCTGATGGAAGTTTGGTAGTAGCAGCTGGATCCCATAAGTTACACAAACTCTGTAATTTGGTCACTTTGAATATATTTTTTTCCTTGTGAATGGACATACACGCATCCATGAGAAAGTATTGATATTTTCCTACTACATTCTTCTGGAAATCTTCTAATTTACTGTCAGTATAAACTTGCTTTTGTTCACGATACTGATTCAAGGCATTTAATACCTTTGTATTGGGAGTAACTGGTTTGTCAGTAAAGTAAAATGAAGTGTATGGAAGCACGTCATCACATACATTATCTTGATTCGCTTGATAGACAATATTTAGAAACCCACTCAGATAATCCACCTTGATACTTTCTTCAAAAATCGCATAACTGTTTTGATAATAATTATTCAAAGCATCGGAAACCGAAGGAAGATTCTTGAAATTCAGAAACATTCTGGATTCTTGTAAAAACTCCTTGGGACTAAAGTCACAAGGGAAAAGACCATTTTTACTAATTCCCCCGAAATCGTGCCATGTATCCGACATTTGATACTGTAGAGATATCATGGGTCTGGTGCATGAACCACCTTGTTGACCTGCAGATGAACGTCTTCGTTTACTACTACTACTACTACTACTACTTCTACTGGGTGAACGCCCTCTTTTACGGGTTTTCCTTGATGGTGATGAATTATATATAAAGAGTTCATGTAGAACATATTCATACTGTTTCGCTAAAATTTCCAAATGTTCCAATGCCAATACAAAATTACCCAAATCATCATGGGCCATTAAAGAAGCCAATACTTTCGTATCTCCACTTTCTACAATTCTTTCTACTTTGGTTCTTTTCTCTTGTTTTGATTTAGCCATAAAATCTTTTTTGACAAGTGGTTTAAACGGATTATTCCGAGAAAAAACCTGATTATTTGGTTCTATTAATGCTCTTCCACCAACATATTCAGGGTTCATTTGTTACTTTAATTAAATTTTTAAAAACGCTATATACTACTGTAACATATTTTATAACATAAACATTGGGTTTTGTCGCATACCACGTAAACTATTGATACAACTTTCATAATCTTCAATATACATGAGTCCAAATCCTTCTTCTTTGAATAATTTAGCCACTTTTATAATTTCTCCGAAAGTCCAATCATTACGGAAAATCAATTGGAACATGGACATTTTTGGCCATAGACGGATATCGTAGGTATGGCTAAATGTATTTCTATTTTCATAAAAGGGCCATCGGAAATCGGGGAATTTATATTGTGTAACATTTTCAGTTAGTTTAGTAAAATACATTTCCGTTATTTCATCTGCACTCAACTTTCTATTTTCAGGTGGAATGGGTGCATGAGGTGTGGGAATAAGTTTGAATGATACAGGAAACTTTCGATGATAAAACTGTAGACGTAAAATGCGATGGTCTAATTCAGAATGATACGTTTCAAAGGCGACTCCTTCAGTATTGGATACAGTATGCTTATAAGGATAAAATACAGTAGGGTCATTTAGTTTCATTTGGACTTTCATCATAAGACGTTCAAGGTCTTTTCCCGTTTTGTCACATGGACATTGAATCACGAAACTGGGTAAATCATAATTCACACGGAGCTTATGAACAAATTTAATTTCATTGCGAAAAATGGATTTATTATAAGTATCAATGTAAGTGCTGTCGTAACTATAAATATGACGCTGTAATTCCTGAGGAAGCCCATCGTAAAACAAGTTGTAAACAGTTGTCATCTTTGTATTTTTTCTACGGTTGTTGCTCACATATAGTAAGTAATTAGTTATAAAGTCTTATCTATAATTAATTTTTTTCAATTTTTCTACCCCTTTGTCACAAACTGGACTTTAGATAACCCACTTTTCTTTGAAATCAGAAAATTCCATAATAGGAATCTGTAACTTTCCTGCTTGAATGACTTTAGCATTTTTCGTGTCTAAACCTTTTGTTACTACTACAAATGTATTTTTTGAAACAGATGACCCAAATGACACCTTGTAATCGTCTTCTAAAGTAGACATGAGTTGCTTGTCTCGAAAGCCAGTAAATACGATTTTTTTCCCGTAAAGTGGATGATCTTCTTTAGGCGTTTTTGTATTGTTGTCTTTTTGAGATGTTGTCGATGTTGTCGATGTTGTCGATGATGAAGATTCTTTAGGCGTTTTTGCTAAAGTTCTTGGAACTTCCGTAGAAAATCGATGTTGCAATTGACAAGTATTGAAGAATGCTAAACATTTAGGAATATTTTCAACAAAACCTTTTGCATTTTCTTTTCCGATTCCATCGACATTCATCAACATGCGAATCTTTTCTGAGGATGTTTCTGTAGAAGTAAATATGTCAGGATAAGAATGTAAAATCGGTTTTACCTTCTTTTCTCCTAAACCTCTTCCTAAACATCCACATGCCACCAAAAGTTTAGCCAAAGAACTTTTCTCTATTTTTTCATGAATACTTTTGTGAATTTTTTGAGACAACTTTTGTTGAAACCCTTCTACTTTTTCAAAATCGCCTAAAGTCATTTGAAGTATTTTAGGCACATTGTTGTATCCTGCTTTGATTAATCTGCGGACATTTCCAATTGATAATCCATCTACTTCTAATGTAGTAAAAAATAAAGTAATTTGCTTCTCTAATACTACAGGGTCATCTTCTTTATTGGTTAACAATACATCAACATGTGTATTGTTCCAGCTGTAGGATACCGATGGCATTTTAGGAATATCTGCAGGAGTTGTGACTGATTTAATATAAGGAATCACATCACCACTACGGACCAATTTGATAACTGCACCAATGCCAATTTTGTTGGATTCTATGAATTGACCATTAAATCCAGTAGCATATTCTATAGTCACACCGCCAATACGAACAGGATTGACACGAACTCGTGGTTTTAGAAACCCATCTTTACTGGCAGTCCAGATAACATCGATCACATGTGTCTCAGCTACTTGATCTGAAATGACCATTTTGAAAGCAAATGCATGGTCGGGATTATTGGTAGTCCTCTTGTAGATACTATCATTTCCTACAATCACACCATCGATTTCATATTCATATTGTTCTCTCCATTTTATCAAAGTATCGGAGAGAAAGTCATTGGACAATTCCGATTTAGCAATATAGTTTACTGTTTTGAATCCATTGGACTGTAGGAACTTCATTTGCTCACTTGGTTTTAGAACTGGTTCTATGACTTCATACGCAATAAAGTCGATATCCTTAGATGCATCTACAACTGATTTTCGATTGACCAATCCTGCGACCATATTACGAATATTGGCGAATTTCGTCTTGTATTTTCTCTCAAATGTATTTTTTGAAACAATAAATTCACCACGAACAATGACATTGGGAATGGTAGGAATTGTTTTCAATGTAGACAGTAAGGATGAAATGTCCTGTCCAATGGAACCATCTCCTCGAGTATATAATTTTCTACTGTTGTTTAAACTATAATAAAGACCACTCACACCATCTAACTTACATGATAATACATATGGACCTTTGTATTTTTCTCTCCATTGACTTAATGCATTGGTATCTGGTTTGATTTTATCCATGGAAGGCATTGAAACTGGTAAAGTGACTTTTTGTTTGGTAGTAATTTGAGCACCAACTTCTTGCAAAGCATCGGCCGATGGATATTTTTTCGCTAAATATTCTTTTACAATATCGAATTCATTGTCGGTCAACACGGGGGTATCTTTAGAAGAAGTATATGCATGGAATTGTTTATTGGCTAAATGAATCATGTCATTTATTTGAGTCTGATTTAGAGATTGCAAAAATGGCATCCCTTCTATTTTGAAGCGATTCATATTTTCTACAGTAGAAGATGATGATGATTTCATTTGGATAGTTTTAGGTTTAGTTTTTTTTACAGTTTTTTGTTTAGGTGATTTAGGAGATTTATTTTTTACGGGGGAACCTAAAGGTTCCCCCCTTGCCCCCTCCGTTCCACGAATGAAAAAAACTAAACATATCATATTTAATCAGTTAAAAAGGAATATTAACTACCCCAACATATAGTGTATGCCTTATCTTCTTGTAAAGTGATTCCTTCAAAGAAAATATGGTGGTTATCTAAGTTGCCATGTGTTTTGTTCTTCTCCATTGGGCGAATATCTTTTTCAAAATCTGCTATACATTTGAACAGATGATTGACAGAGAATCCACCAACAGATTTGTAAGTCTTGTAGTATTTTGATTGTATAGCACCATTCATATCATCATTGTAGGAATGACCATCTCGAAATGTAATTGTATCATCGTCGTAAATAATTTCATTTAGTTCATCATCTATATGGCCATTAATTGCACCACATATTTTATTTTTAATATCATTTAAGCAGCAGCTCATTAGAATTTCATGATAGAAATCATCATCTCCAATAGTCATAGTATTAAGTTGCAAAGTAGCACTGTAATTGTTGATTCGTTCCATTGTATAAAAAATGTATTTTGGGGTTATCTACTGTTATAAAAATAATCGTTTTATATCTTTTCAATTTTACACTGTAGAAAGAAGCTTAAAGGTAAAAATAGCGAGACTATAAGTAAGTATTATGGAGTCCACACTACAGTCGTTTCAGTATACAATGAAAATGCTGGTATTCAACCAATTGAAAACCGATAATCCTTTTGTAGATGCTATATTGACAACCGTGGTGTTTACTGCATTTGCAAAAATAATTGATTACATAAATCGTTTTTGGGGTAACCAAACACATAAAATACATTATTCTCTACTGCATTATATCTACACACCGAATAAAATAGTCATCTCAGGTAAAAATTGCACAATACCTTCCAATTATGGAGGGGAATTTTTCGTTTCATCCATATACAGCGACCGTTTCAATTCGGTTCTACAATACATTATTACGAATACCAATGAAAGTATTTATGAATTGAAAGAATTGTTTTCAAATGTATCGAACAACGATAATGTAAACAATGAGCAATATATTGTGTGTCAAAGCAAACGGTTCACTATAGATAAAAATATTTATTTCAATATTGACTACGATACTGATACACATGAAGGTTCAGGAAACAATAAGGCAACTACAAAAGTAGAAAACATAACCATAGAAGTATATTCATATAATTATGACATTCATTATTTGACTAAATATGTAGATGATATCACCACCAATTATCGGAAAAAAATGTATGATGATCGTAAAACAAAGCAATTTATCTATACTGCAACCAAGACTGAAATCAAAGAAAGTGAGTCTAAATATGATATATGGAGTGAACAAGTATTCACGTCCAATCGGACCTTTGACAATTTGTTTTTGGAAAACAAAAGTCAATTGGTAGGGAAAATCGATTTCTTTCTAAATAATAAAAAATGGTATGATGACAAGGGAATTCCATATAATTTAGGAATTGGATTGCATGGAAAACCAGGCACAGGAAAAACTTCCTTCATCAAAGCGTTGGCCAATAAAACAAAGCGAGATATCATCGTATTGCCATTGAAAATTATACGCACGAAGACCGAACTGAATCGACTTTTTTATGAATCAACTTATCATAGCAATAACGTAAAAAACAGTAAAACCTTTGAAAAGAAAATTATTGTATTTGAAGATATTGATTGTATTGGGGATATTGTAAAAGACCGAATCAATAAAAAGAATAATCCATCTACTATTATTGCACAGCCAAATGAAGTCCATTCTCAATTACGTGGTGGTCCTGAACATTCGCATCATACTACACCAGAAGGATGGCGATATGCACGAACAGACTCACCTATTGATCCATTAACATTGGATGACTTTCTAAATTTATGGGATGGAATACGAGAAACACCAGGACGAATTATTATTATTACATCAAACCATTATGACGAATTAGATCCAGCATTGGTTCGCCCTGGTCGTATTGACCTCACATGCGAGTTCAAAAATGTAAACCACGATGTATTACAGGATATGCATCAACGTTACTTTCAAAAAGAAATACCACCATCTATATTGGAAAAAATCCCACCATACACAATGTCACCTGCTGAAGTGGTGAACCTCTATTTCTCCCATAGAGATAATGAAAGTGACTTTTTGAAAAGTATTGTTGAAAAATTGAATTAAATAGATTTCCTCTTTTTCATCCAACAAAAAAATAAAAATATCCTATATTAGTAATAACCAAATGTCTTGTTCTACAGCTACTCAATACCAACGTTTCGAAACAGAAGGAAATTTAATTTACGATAAAGAATCAATGCAGCATATTGTGAATCCAGAAAACATTGCCTATTTCATACACCCCAGAACACAAAAACGGTGTAATGTATTGAAGCAACCATATAAGCTACAATGTGGATTATGTCATAGTCATCGAACTTATATATATGAATTGGATAACAATCAGTTTGCTTACTACTGCGAGTGTCTTCAAAATGGTGGTCAGTGGGTATTTTCTTCCAAGTATGTATTGTAAATTTTAACCGTTAAATAAAGTGTAATAGCCATTCGAGAAATTGAAAAAAGTTAATCCAGGTTTTTTCTTCAATAAGTAAATACATGTGAAAATCATGTCTATTAATCGCCGAGATAGCCGCTACTTTGACGAACTGCGATATGTATCGCAAACCATTTCAGATACTACTGTATTCTGTAATGACAAAAAACAAATAGGAGAATTTGAATGTCCTATTTGTTATGAAACATTCAGTTGCAATAAACAGGTAAAAACCAGCTGTAATCATACTTACTGCGAAATGTGTTTGATTAATATGATGAAGTCAGCACAAACCGCTTTGAAAACAGTAGAGTGTGCAATGTGTCGAGGAAAATGTTCTCTATTGGAAACATATAACGACGATACATTTACTTGCATAAGTGAAACCCTAAACTACATTGAAAACTTGGAATTTTTGGAACTGGAACATAATAATGATAGGTGGGGTGAAAATTTAGGTGGAATACGTATTTACGATGATGAATATTATAGTTATGATGAACTCAGTCGTTATGAATATGAAAGTGACGACGACTATGACTGGACCAGTGACGACCGAGAATATAGTGAGTTAGATGATGTAGATTTTCCAGGGATGCCTGAATAAATAAGGAAAAACAAAAAACAAAAAACAATTTTAAGATTTAATTATTAAATAAAGTAAAAAGGAACCGTAGAAATGATACTTTCTACAGTTTTTTCCCCATTTTGTTTTTTCCTCTTTTGTCTCTACTGCACTAATATTGAGTCATGGAAACTCATTACGCCGAACCAATGGACAATTTTACAGAAATATGCTCAAAACAAAGAACAACTACAACCATCTATGGTAGAGAAATACCAATTGATTTTGTATAGTCGACATGTGCCGTTGGCAAAGAAAACAATTTCTGACTTTTGTCGTTTTCATAAATTCAAAACCAAACATGTATGTATGGACGATTTAGAACAATATGCGTTTATGGGATTGATGCATGCCATCAAAAATTATAATGGACATTATTTGTTTCACTCGTATGCAAAAATTTACATTCAAGGGGCTTTATACAATGGTTTGACCAAACATTTTCCAATATCTAAAGTGTCGGCAAAACAAAGGAGAAAGAAGAAGCCATTTGTAAAATATACATATGAAACCTGTGGTGAAATGGATACAGTAAAAAATAGTTATTTAGGCAAAACGGACTATATTGCCCATGAATCACAAAGTGAAGAAATCCATCAAGATTTAACACGTGATTTGTGGATACAAATCTATCAATTGCCACCATTCATGCGACGTATTGTATATTTGAAATACGATTATCATTTTACAAGAATTCGCAGTAATGAAGAAATAGCAGATTACATGGGCTGCTCAGAAGAAACTGTTCGGCAACAAGTGCACAAATTCATCAATTTTATAACTTGTAATAATATATAAGCCCCCTTGGAAAAAAACAAAAACAAATCATATGGAAAAAGCACCCATGCCAACACAACCCAGTGCAGAAAATATTGTAGATGATGATAATTTTACGGAAATGGTGGATATTGAAAAAGGCAATCCACAAAAAGAAACCCCAATGCCTATTGATAATGGTTCTTTAGATTCAGATGTCTCTATTGGGGAAGTCTATTGTGAGGAAAAAACACACGAACATTTTATTGATAAATTATCGATGGAGTTGGATCATATTAAAAACAAATACCACGAAAAGTCATCGAAAAAAGAAGAGTTTGAATACAAGCGTTCGTCCGTAGGATCGACTGGTGGTTATTCCTACAATAGCAATAGCCCACTGACCATGTCTGCATGTTCGTCGAGACAATTATCCGATAATGAATCGGATTTTGGAGATAGTAATACATTGGATTCTAAACGCACCTTCTTTAAAAAGATAACTTATAAAGATGTCGAAGCTTCCCTCAATAAACACTACACACGAGAAGTGCAAATGTCCAGTGAATTGGATATATTATTGACTTACTTGAAAGGACAACGACACATCTTTAATCAAGCAAACCGTATTACAATACAAAAATTTAATATGCTCATGTTTCCAGCAATATTTATTACAGGTTCCATGACAGTATTGGCACCATTTTTGGATTCTGTAGGATGGAGTGATTGGCTACTGTCAATATTAAATGCATTGCTTACTGTGATGATCACAATCAATAATTTTATGAAATGGCAAGCAGTAGCAGCAATATACTTGACCATATCGAATCAATATGATAAATTGGCCATATCCGTAGAAATGTCTCGAAATGAATATATGTTTAGCGATGAACAAAAGAAAGGAGTATTGATTTTAGAAAAAATGAGAGATACTGAAAAGAGAATCATGGATATTCAAAATAACTACAATGATATTGTGATACCATATGAAGTGCAATTAATGAATCCAATTATTTCGCATATTAATATTTTTTCCTTTATTAAAAAGATTGAGCATCACAAAAAGGAACTGATTATGAAATACAAAGATGTGAAAAATGAAATTCGATATATTATGTTTCAATGGGAGAAACAAAATACCAATGAAAGTGTTGTAACCAAAAAGGATAAAGATTTAGAGAGAATGCAACATTTATTGGAGAAAAAAGAAGAAGTGAAGAAGCAAATGATACAAAACAATAGCAACAACGTATATGCCTATATTGATAATCTGTTTATACGAGAAATTCGGCATTCTGAAAAATACTATACGTATCATAGTGCAGGAATGTATTTCATATTCCGACCGAAACCTTTAGAGCGTTTTACCTACGGCAATTCGGTAGTAGATGATTATTTGAATTTTATTTTTATTAAAGAATAGTATAGAAGAATCCGAAAAATATGGCTTTTAGTGCATTCGAACAATCACCTGAAGAAGATTATACCTATTTGAGAGAAGACAAAAGTAAACAAGACCCACATGTCATGGAGGTCCAACAAACCTATCCTACAGATATTTATGAAGATGATACTCACCAAGGAAAGATGACGTTGAATATACAGACTTTTTTAGCAGGTCTCTCGATTCTCGGTCTTTATGCAGTATACAGATTATTGAGAAGACATAACTCGCACTATATTTAGACAGAGTAATTATTTTCGAAGGGTTTTACTTTTCTTGCCTTTACTTTTACTTCTACTTCTACTTCTACTTCTACTTTTTTGACTTTTACTCTTAGTCTTACTTTTATCACGGGACATCTTAGATTTACTTCTACTATTTGAACGTGTTGCGCTTTTATTTTTCGAGTATACAAAACCACCTTTGATAAATGGCATAAGCATGTTGTAATAATATACATTACCATGTCAAAAAAATGAATTACAGTAGAATAATATTTCTATTGCAATTTCAAAAAATGTTATTTAGAGAGAAACTTATATTTTGAACTTTTTACTTAACTCCAATGCTACCAAACCACCCATGATTTGGGCAATAATGTAAGGAATCAAATCAGATGTTCCTAATCTACCACTGGATGCCATAACAATACTGGTAACAGGATTAATGTGTCCACCTGATATTTTCGAGGTTAGTAGAATGACGATTGCCAATGCAGCACCAATTGCTAAAGGATTTCCAGTAGAAAGGATCACATAGACAAAGAAAAGGGTTGCTAAAAATTCTGCTAAATATTTTTGCATTCTGTATATACTACTAATATATAAAGAATAGTTATAATAATATGAAGAAAAAATGCTGCAATCATACAAAAAAGGCTAAATATTGTATTCGAAAGAAAGATGGCAAGAAATTCAAATTACCGAGGAGATTTAGCCGTAGAAAGTGTATGACGAAAAAACAACGTGGATTTAGTATGCGAAGTTCTTGTGCACCATACAAAGGTTGTTAAGCACGTCTGGCTCTTGCTAAAGCACGATTGATATCTTCTACAGAAGTATTTCCTTGAAAGGACACGGGTTTTTCTGCATAGTTTTTCCGTCCTTGTGCTAAATACTTTTTCCGTTGCATGACAGAAGAAGCATCTCGGTTTCGTTGTCCATAATATTGTTTCTCTCGTTTTACTTCTACAGTTTCCTTTGTCAAGGTTGCTACTGTTTTCGAGTATAAATGTCTTCCCATGGAAAAACGATTTTCATTGACACTGTAAATGGATTTATTGGGCATGGCACCTACTGAAGTGGCCACATCATTGTTTATCGATTGGATAATAGGTTTTTGTGCAATACTCATCGCTATATATGTTTCATTTAGAAAACAAATATAAAGGGAATGTAACATAGTATCATAACTCACTGTAGATAAAATATGCATCCTGTATTACGTGATGTGATTGAAGTGCTAAATATTTTAATTATAATATAATTTTTTAAAAATGTATATTATATTCACATGTATAATAAAAAGTATAATAAAATAATATTTGATGTAATAATCGGATCAATATTAATTGGATTGATATCCTATGCTACATTATTATTTGATGAAAATCCTGAATATTTAAAAATAGTAGCCTTTTTATGGGCAGTGCCGATAATTTATTTCTATTTTGTTTATATTACTTATGAAAAAGGTAGTTTTGCATTAAAATCATTTACGAAACATGGTTTTTTGGGACAAATATTAACAGTAATTATAATGCTTATTACATATTTATTACTTTTGTATGATGTTGATCTTAATACAATTATATTAATTAATTTAGTTTATGGATTAATGTGTATATTTGTATATTTCTATTTTAGGCTATTTAATAAATTTTAAAATATGTAAACAAATATAAAGGGAATATAACATACTATCATAACTCACTGTAGATAAAATATGCATCCTGTATTACGTGTTGTGATTGAAAACGATTCTTTACGTGAATATTATACATCCAAAATACAAGAACACAATAAACATGTGTTAGAAGATCCCTATCCCAATTCTGGATTTGATTTATGTGTTCCCGATGATGTGTCTGTTCTACCAGGTCCTAAATCCACTAAAGTAGACTTAGGAATCAAATGTTCCATGTTAGAGCAAGCGAATCAGCCTACTGCATTTTACACTTATCCACGTTCATCCATGTCCAAGACACCTTTGATTTTGGCCAATCATGTGGGTATTATTGATTCAGGATACCGAGGAAATCTCATTGCTATGTTTCGTAATGTAGACACGGAACCTTTTTTCATGGCCAAAGAAACCCGAATGATACAAATATGTCATCCTACATTGAAACCCTTTTTAGTAGAACTCATGGTCTCAGTGGATGATTTAGGAACCACATCAAGAGGAATAGGTGGGTTTGGTTCTACTGGATTATAAACCACCACAGAATTATACAATGATTCATAAATATTATTTTCAAATGTGATTTCAGGTAAATTGGTCCATTGGTTATAAGGTATTGCCTTTGAAGTCGATTTATCCAATGATAATAATTTATGCAATGATTTGAACCGCCGTTCTATTGGGGATATTGATGGAGATATCTTTCTGGATATTTGTTTCCAACGCCATTCAAATTGTAAGGCCGCTCTCCAATCTGGAAATCCAGATACATAACAAACCCGAGACCAGTTTTTCCCTTTTTTGACTTTAGAAGTAGTCATTACTGCTCCACCACTTATTTCACCATTGTGTTGTCTCAAACGTTTATCTAAATCTACGGTTGCTCCAACATAGGTAGCATTATCAGAACAAAGAAGTAAATATACAAATGCAGATGACGACATATAGTAATTTTACATTCTATAAATATATTTTGAACGACCGACGCACATGAACTGTAGAAATATATAGTATTCATATACTCCTACAACTTGGATAAAATGAAAAATACCTGTGCAACCTGTTATACAATCGATTACGAAAGTCCAGTATTATCATCCGTTCATAAACGTCCATTGTGGTTACAAGAACAAGATTACGTGCAAGACTTTGTATTTCAAAGCAATGATTTCCGTATTCGCAAAGCTCCTAAGTATAATCAAAAAATTACATTGACTTTAGGAAAACAGAATGCTGGAAAAAAGATATTGTATTGGGCGGCGAATCCTCGATCAAATGAAAAAACACTTACTTTACAAGACGCTAAACGTGCATACGGTGATTTTGAAAACCATGGTGTTGCATCTGTAACCAACGAAGGTAAAGCAATAGTCTATCTACAGTGTCCTCAACCATATAAAACGACAATGAATCGTAAAAAGAAGGCCGAACCATTTTATCGACATTTACACTTTGTCTACAGTAATGAAGCAAATAGTGAATGGATATTCAAACTATATACACAGGTGATGATATGTGAAATAACAAAAAATATAATAACAGACCGATTGTTAGATGGTAAAACCGTAATATTGAATACCTTACCTTGTGAATATTATGCTAAAGAGCATATACCGAACAGTTACAATCTACATTATGAAACAATTAAAACGATGTCAGTGAAGCAATTAGAAAAATGGATGAAAGAAGTAATCGAGAGAAATTACCCTAAATTGTCGACACAAGTGAAAAACGGGAATGTCCATGTAGCAGAAATACCAATAATATGCTATTGTGCTCATTCTAAATGCAATGCGTCGCATTTAGCCACAACTGAATTGATGAAAAAGGGATTTGTTAATGTGGAGATCTACCCAGGTGGTATGAAAGAGTTTATGTGATTCGGAAATTTCTATTTTTTATATATACAGAAATGAGTAATGAAAATGTATCTGATGAAGATATGTATGATTTTTTAGTAGATAAGAATTACATTCAAACTGATATTGATAAGAAAATATATACTCGATTAAAGCTAACATCGAGTATTAAACATACCCTAAAAAAATTAAATAAATTTTATAAATCTTTTAACAAATTGTTTTCTGATTTTCCATTTTCATATTTAAAAGATTTAAATAAAGAAAAAAAACTGGATATAAAAAAAATAGAAGAGCAATCACAAAACACTGATTTGGATTTGGATTTGAACTTAAAAGAAATAAAAAAATTAGTATTCATATTTTGTATAGTTTTTCGTCCTTTGGATAGTTTTATGAATGAACATAATAAAAAAACAAGGATACAATTAAAATATTATCGTAATATGATCGCACTATTTCGAAATCGAGATACTAATTATATAGATTTATATAAGCAATATGTTTTAAGGAGTGGAAAAAAGTATGAATTTATTGATGTATATATCGATTGGGTTGAGTGTAAGAATTTAAAGAATTTTGCATGTTATACTTATCTCCATTTTTTATTAAATATGGTAGAAGCTGATATTGAATTCTATAAAAAATATTTTATTGTTGGTAAATTTAGTAATTACTATGAAACAAAAAAATATGATAAAAATGTAAACATTGAAAATGAACTCAATGGTATTAAAGATGAGATTAAATCAATAATTGATAATAATAAAGATAAAACATTTTATACTGATGGACCTACATATTCGGCATTGTATAAACAAACAGATAAAGAATTTTTTAAATTTTTAAATTCTGAAAAAGATTTACTTAATAATTATAAATATAAATCTGGTTGGATTGAAGAAATTATTGAAGAAAACGATAATGAAGAAGAAGAAAACGATAATGAAGAAAACGATAATAAAGAAAACGATAATGAAGAAGAAGAAAACGATAATGAAGAAAACGATAATAAAGAAAACGATAATGAAGAAGACGATAATGAAGAAGAAAACGAAAAATATAGCATATTAGGTTTACTTATAGAATCTCTCTTCAGTAATAAATATGATATATCATTTACGGAAAAGAAGAATTTTATTTATTATAATGAAACATACAAAGAAGCACTGAATTATTTTATAGAAATAATTAAAAATAAAAATAAAAATAAAAATAAAAATAAAAATAATGATAAAAAAAAAATTACAAAAAAAGTTATTTATGATCAATTAAAAGCAGTGCACCGAATATATGAAAAAGGAGTAGAGGAAAATGTAAACGCTGTATATAATGAGATAATAAATAAACTGGATAACAGCATCAATGGTGGAAAAAAATCAAGAAAAAGAAAACACAAAAAACAGAAAAGAAAATCTACTATAAAAAAACGCCGAAAATCCAATAAAAAACATCGTTAAAACCAAACTACTATTCGTATCATTAATTATACTAATAGTATAAAACGCGAAACTACGTATGTGGAACAGATTGGTCGGGCTTTAGCCCGACCTTTCACCGAGCGAAGCATTATGAATTGGTTCAATCTAAATGTATGTTTTTTTACAAAAAGCATAAGTGGAACGGAGGGGGTAGGGGGGAACATTTGTTTTTTACAAAAAGCATAAGTGGAACGGAGGGGGGCATGGGGGAACATTTGTTTTTTACAAAATGCATAATGTGGAACGGAGGGGGTAGGGGGGAACATATGTTTTTCACAAAATGCATAATGTGGAACGGAGGGGGTATGGGGGAACCTTTAGGTTCCCCCGCCAGAATGAGTTCTATTTACTTTAGCAATTTATCCGTTCATTTTATACACATTTTACTATGGAATTCATAGAAGATGCAATGCCTTTAGTGATTGATAATGGCTCAGGAATGTGTAAAGCTGGATTTTCCGGCGATGACGCTCCTCGTGCCGTTTTTCCGTGCATCATAGGACATGCTAAACACGATATTGGTATGGTAGGAATAGAAGACAATGGACCATACATTGGTGACGAAGCGCAAGTAAAACGAGGTGTATTAAGTATTCAATATCCCATTGCACATGGTATTGTAACAAACTGGGATGATATGGAGAAAATATGGCACCATACTTTTTACAACGAATTACGAGTAAACCCAGAAGAACATCCTGTTATGTTGACCGAAGCACCCATGAACCCGAAATCGAATCGTGAACGTATGCTCCAAATCATGTTTGAGACATTTAATGTCCCTTCTATGTATGTCAGTATTCAAGCCGTGTTATCTTTGTATGCTGCAGGCCGAACGACTGGAGTAGTAATGGATTCAGGAGATGGAGTGACTCATGTAGTTCCAGTATACGATGGATATTCTCTACCGCATGCAGTATCCAGATTAGACATAGCAGGAAGAGACTTGACCGAGTATTTGATGAAAATCTTGACAGAACGTGGATATTCTTTTACTTCTTCTGCTGAACGAGAAATCGTCCGTGATATGAAAGAAAACCTTTGTTATATTGCATCCGATTTTCAAGAAGAAATGAAAAAAGCCGCAGAAAGTGGTGCATTGGAGAAGCAATACGAATTGCCTGATCGAAATATCATTACAGTAGGGCATGAACGATTTCGATGCCCGGAAGTGTTGTTTAATCCCACATTAATTGGTAAAGAAAGCAAAGGAATTGATGCCTATTTGTTTGACACAATCATGAAGTGTGACATCGATTTGCGTAAAGATTTGTTTGCTAATATTGTATTGTCAGGAGGAACCACTATGTATCCTGGAATCAGTGAAAGGTTGACAAAAGAATTGAAAACAATGTGCCCACCCAATACAAACGTGCGTGTAATCGCACCACCAGAGAGAAAATATAGTGTATGGATTGGTGGATCCATCTTAACTTCTCTCAATACGTTCCAAGAAAAATGGATTACCAAAGAAGATTATGATGAATGTGGACCTTCTATTGTTCACCAAAAATGTTAAATAGCGAAGCGAGCCTAAACTAAATTACTTTAGTTGGGAGATACCAAATAAAGTAAAAAACATGTTTTTTAAATTTAAGAATGAAAACGAAGAGTCACTTCAAGCTCTTTTATTATTGCAAAACGAATGTCGTTGTCAGTGTAATTATTTTCTATATCTAAAATGAGTGTTTTTAAATATTCTATAGCTTCATTTTTTGGATCATTGGATTGACTGGCTTCCTCACCATCTTCTTTAGCATCATAATCATTGGATTGACTGGCTTCTTCACCATCTTCTTTAGCATCATCATCATTGGACTGACTGGCTTCCTCATCATATTCTTTAGCATCATCATCATTGGACTGACTGGCTTCCTCATCATATTCTTTAGCATCATCATCA